GAAGAAAAAGAGAGCTTCGTTTAAAGCTAGACACGGTAAAAATATTGCTAAAGGAAAATCTAGCGCTGCGTTTTGGAGCGATAAGATAAAATGGTGATAATCAATTAGTTACTAAATAAATAAATAAATAATATAAAAAAATGGCATATCAAAAATTACAATCAGGTAAAGCGAAAGCTGTAACACCATCAAACACAGCAGATATATTTTATTCAAACGCTGGAGATAATCAAGGGTGCGTATTGTACGTTGGTACTGAAGGATCTTTAAAGGTTAAAACTATTTCTGGAGATGAAGTTACATTCGTTGGTATTCAATCGGGATCTTTCTTACCTATTCAAGTGTTAAGAGTTTTCGAAACAGGAACAGATGCTGATGACATCATAGCTTTATGGTAATATGCAAATATCTATATCAAACTGTATAAAGGGAAGTGTAATTAAGAGTGGATTATCTCCTGTTAATTCAGTTGCTCCAGTTATAAGTGGAACTGCAACGGTAGGAAGTATTTTGACTTCAACTACAGGTACTTGGATTGGAAGTTTACCTATTACTTATACATATCAATGGTTGCGTAATGGTTTAAATATTAGCGGTGCAACTTCATCTACTTATACTTTAGTAACTGCTGATACTTCAAACGTGGTATCTTGTAGAGTAACTGCAACTAATTCAGTAGGTAGTGCAAATGCAACATCTAATAGTTTAACAATTTACGAAAGCGAATATAAAGCTATTTTAGATTACGCAACTACTAATAGTTATACTTTACCAAGTGAAGCACAAAGATTGAAACAAAATACTTTATTAAGTAGTTTAAAAACTTCGGGAGTTTGGACTAAACTTGATACTTTTGCAAATTTTGCTACAGATGGAAGTACTCAATTTGCTTTAATTGATTGGAAAAGACTAACACAATATACTGCTATTTTAAGTCCTACTTTTACAACAAACGAAGGGTTTACAGGAAACGGAACAAGTAGTTATATAAGTACAAATTTTAACCCTACTGTTGGTACAAACAATTACTTACAAAACAACGCAAGTAGATATATTTATACATTAAATTCTGTAGGTTTATTTGATGGTATAGAATCGTTTGTTGACAATAGATTTACACCATCGATAACTACTGCACAAAGAATAAATCAAGGCACAGGAACTATTAATTCCGCTTATTCTTATTTATCAGGAGCAGGAATGAAATCTATACATCGTACAAGTTCAACAAATGTTGAATTATTTTCAGGAACTACGCAAGCAAGCAGAACAGCTACATCTTCTGCAATAACAAATGCAAATCAGTTAATATCTCGTTCTTTTACCACTTACTCTGCAAATAAAGTTTCTATGTATGCTATGGGTGCTTCATTAGTTACCGAAAATACTGATTTTGTTAATGCTTATAACACTTATATTTCTTCATTATGATAGTACTACACCCAAACACAGAACAACACAACGCATTAAATGGTTATTTTAATAATTGTTATAAGGTTGAATTTGCAAAAGATGGCTCTGGTAGATGGATTGCTGGACTTGAAGTTTTAGATTGTAAAGAGTTTGAAGCAATACACGACCAATTAAACGAATTAGAACGAATTGAATATACACCCAATGAAGAAGAAACTATATAACCTATTTATAAAATACTCCGATAAATTGGCACACGCTTTTTATGGTACTTTATTTTATTTGTTTTGCACATTACTTATTAGTGAAGAAATATCATTATTCTTAACTTTTACTTTAGCTGTAGGGGTTGAAATGTATGATAAGTATAACGGAGGTAAAGCAGATTTACTTGATATTTTTGCAACGATTTTAATACCTATAATACTATTTTTATAATGAGCAGAAAAGAACAAATAGACTTATTCCTTTCAAAATGGGTAAGTCGTAAATTAACGGTTTTTGTAGTAGCGTCTGCTGGGTTATTCGGGGGCGTTATAACATCTACTGATTGGGTAATTATTGCAACATCATACATAGCTATTGAAGGAGCAACGAATATTGTAGAACGATTAATGAAAGTAAAAAATGTCAATTAACGATTTGAAGATATACGGACTTAACTCAATTGCAATGGCTATAAGTTTTAGTAATGTAGAAGCGACTTTAAAAATACTGCTTCTTTGTGTTTCCATTGTTTATACTATTTTAAAAACCATTGAATTAATCAAGAAAAAATATGACGACAAAGCAGATAATATCTAAATATGGGAAGCCTAATGTTACAGGAGAAGGTTATCTTGTGACAATTAATTTACCATACCCAATGAGATTAGCTTGGGATACAGATACAATTGTTCATAAAATGAGATGCCATAAATTAGTTGCAGATAAATTCCTTGCTGTATTTAATGAAATTCATAGAGTTTATGGTTATGAGAAAATAAAAGAGTTAGGTATTGACTTGTTTGGAGGGTGTTTTAACTTTAGAAAGATGCGTGGAGGTAATGATTGGAGTACTCATTCTTGGGGAATCTCGCTCGATTTAGATCCTGCAAGAAACCAATTAAAAGAAACAAGTAGGACTGCTAGATTTGCTAGACCAGAATACAAGAAAATGATTGATATATTTTACAAACACGGATTTATAGGTTTAGGTCCAGAGCAGAATCGAGATTGGATGCACTGGGAAATAAAAGAATAAATATGGCAAAGATAAAGACATACGAAAACGACAACACAATTAATGCAAATGACAAGTTAATTGGTACAGATTTTAACGACTCTGACAAAACAAAGAACTACTTAATTTCAGCATTAAAGAGCTATATACTAAGCGGATTAGATGTAAGACCATATAAAGTCTACACAGCACTTTTAACACAATCAGGAACAGAAGCTCCTGTAGCAACAGTCTTAGAAAACACTTTAGGCGGAGAAGTTGTTTGGAGTTATGTGGGTGTAGGAGACTACAGAGGAACTTTAAGTAATACTTTTACAGAAAATAAAACATATCCTATAGGAAGCTTTAATGAAAATTACGATCCTTTTTCACAAGCTATGTTAGCATGTTTTTTAAGATTGAATAGTAATCAAGTACTTATACAAACAGCTGTAAGCAATGGCGACTCATCTAACAACTTATTATCTCAAACACCAATCGAAATCCGAGTATATAATTAAAAAATATTATGGCAAGAATACAAACATACACAATAGACACATTAATATCAGATAACGATATTATAATTGGAAGTGACGCAGACAATAACAACGAAACAAAGAACTTTCCAGCGGGACTTATTAGGGAGTTTGTTTTATCTGGTCTTGAGCCTGAAGTTGGAGGAAACCTAAAGATAACTACAATTGTAGATAATGACTCAGAGGAAACAACTCCTGAAGACTACTTTAATAACTCAGTTACACCGATAGTTGTATTACACTACGAAATTGTCTTTTTAATTTTAAATGGTAGAACATTTATATTTAGAAAAAACAATGATGTGTATGGAGATGGAGAAACTCAAGTTGTATCAGGTGATTTTACTGAAATAGATATAACATCTGTTATTAACGCAAACCTTCAAGATTTAGACTCAGTATTGACTGAAGGAAATGTATCAACTCAAGATGCTAAAGTAGGTGGTTTATATATTTATAATCCAAACACTCCTTCTGGCAATGGATATGTATATATTACTGGAGACAAGAATAGATTTAATTTTTATAGTAATACTGGGGTTGATTATGGATACTTAACTCAAAACTTTATTAGATTAGAGGATTCAGCAAACAACTATGGTTTTAGTATATCTAAACCAACTACATTAACTGGTAATTATGTTGCTACATTTCAAAATGCAACTGGTACTGTGGCTTATATATCCGACATCCCTACTGATTATATAATAAACGTGTTTTCTAACTCAGACGAAATATCAGTAACAAGTAATGATGGAGAAATTGAGTTAACATACAATGAACAAAAAGATGTTGTATTGCTTAAAACCTATTTGATAAATACACTAACAAATACAACTTATTACGAAGACGGAGGTTTATTCTTTTTTGACGAAATCGAAGAGCCTATAAATGCACTAAAACTTAGTTTTGAGGAAGATATTGTCGTTGATTCTACTGACAATTTTGGATATGTTGCTTTTCACTATAATAATGGAATGAATGCGATATATACAATACCACTAACAGGACACTCTGTATCTGGAACTGATCTTACAGTTAGACTACCTTTGGTTGAGTATTGGAATGTAGATTTATCCTACTTCTCAATACATTTACTTGTTGGCTGTGTTTCTTCAGGTACAAGTGGTCGTTCATTTAAAGGACTAACACCTTCTGCAATAACTAATTATTACAATTTTAGCTCTTTAATTGTTTAATATATGGATAAAAAAAACATAATATCAGCAGTGATAGGGTTTGTAATTTGCGCAGCCCTATTGCAATTTTGCGAAGGACCAAAGAAAGAAGACAAAGTAGTTACTAAAATTAAAGTCGTAAAAGTTACAGATACTTTAAAGCTTAATGGAAAGGTTGTCACTAAATATAAAAATGTATATATCAGAAAGACAGACACCTCTGTTGTTTATCTAGACAAACCCGACACAACATCTATTTGTGCTAACTACTACGAGCAGCCTATTATTGGCAAAAGAAGTAATGGTATTGCTAGAATAACAACTACAGGAGAGTTAGTGGACTTTTCAGCAACAATAGAATGCCAGGACAGTATAACAGAAACAACGATAACAAAATACAGAGATAAGAGTCAATTATTTTTATCTGGAGAATATAATACAAGTAGAACTATGCAATTAGGTGTAGACTACAATATTAAGAATACAATATTGCTAAAGGCTGGAGCTGGATATAACTTTGAAAGTAAAGTTCCACATATTTCATTAGGTGTAGGTATCCCTATATTTTAAGTATCTTTGCAAATAAAGTTTAATTTAATTTAAAAAAATAAAAAATGAAATTGATTAGAAAAATATCAATTGGACCAGATTTGAAGACAGCAATGCACTACCAAGTCGGTACAAAAGTATCTGGTAATTCTAAGGAAATATCAGACATAATAAAAGAAGATAAGTTCTTTGACATCTATGTAAGAGAAATTGATGAAGACGTTAAGATGATATGGAAATCATTTAACATTGACTCCGTATCTCATATTGAGTACGACACAAGTATTTAATTAAATCATGAAGAGTCCTCATTATTTTATAGTTAAACCTTTGAACGAACAAAGGTATAACAGTGAATCTAATGGATTGATTGTAAATGTATCTTTAGAAGATCACAACTTTACTCAAAGACTTGCAGAGATTATCCAAGTTCCAATTGGATATGATGGTCCTGCTGAAGTCGGAGATACGTTAGTTGTAGGTCATAATACATTTAGAATTTACTATGACAATAAAGGCTACCAGAGAGAGAGCAAGTATCACATTCAAGATAACCTTTTCTATGTTGAGCCAGAACTGTCGTATATGGTAATAAAAAGAAATTCAAATAACTACATAGCTTTAGAGCCTTATTGTTTTGTAGAACCTTTAAAAAAGGATTACGAGTACGAAGGTATTAAAGAGGAGGAGCAATTTGGGGTATTGAAGTATGCAAATACAGATATGTTGTCAAAAGGATTTAAAAATGGAGACAAGATTGGCTTTATGAAGGATTCAGAATACGAATTTAATATAGAAGACCAAAAGCTTTATATGATGAAACAAAGAAGAGTATTAATGATATGTTAGGACTTAGCAAAGATATTGAGATAGCTGTAGACACTGTAATCGAAGGATTAGAGTACCCTATTGATATGTCTATGGTTGAGCCTGATAAGGTTAAGACAATTGTAAAGGCTAAAGTCGATTCGTTCAAATACGGTAAGGACTTAATAGTTAGATGGCAAAATAGCTCTAGCGCACCTTCAGATGAGAAATTAAAGAGGTATGTTAAGAGATTAATTAAGTCTGGTGACTTAGCATTAAATATACTTAGAGAGGCTCTTAGAGGGAAGATAAATTACGATGATTTAGATCCTTCTAAACACCATTTAGCTATTTCTGTAAAACCACTTATTCACCAAGCTATTGTAGAGATTGACGCTTCTTTAATTGAGCTAAGGATGCAGATTGATGCCGACAATATAAACCTTAAGGAAAATGAATTCAAAAGAGGGTATCCTGAAAAGTTTGCTACTGGAGAGTTTTTGCCTTTAAAGGACTACTACAAAAATTGGTACGACGAAAGTAATGACTCAATACTACTATGTCCAAAAGGAACTAAAGGAGAGGTGCTTAGGTTACATAATCTAAATATTACGCTACCATCTGTACCTGCAAAGAAAGACATATTATTTTCTAAGTTAAAGAAAGAGGATCAACACTGGAAAAGACAGGATGTTCCAAGTGGACTAAGTCAAGATAATGCTGAGTCGTATATAGAATATATAATTGAAGAGTTCAGGAGAAGAAGAGAAGGTATTTGGTTTATGAATAATGGAAAACCTGAATACTTAACTGGTACTCATTACTTTGCGCTTCAGTGGGTTAAGATGGAGGATAACGGAGACTACATGGACTTTAGGTATGCCCAAAGAGATATGTTTTATTTTACACAGGCTTGTATTGTAGATCCAAGATGTTTAGGAGAGTTATTTGTTAAGTCAAGACGTACTGGTTATACATATCAGATTTTATGTCAGTTACTTAACGATGGAACTTCTATTTCAAATGCAAGGCTAGGTATGACATCTAAAACTGCTGATGACGCTGCTAAAGCATTCTCTAAGTTTAGTTATGGATACTTAAATTTACCATTCTTCTTCAAGCCTATTGTAAAAGGAGCTGAGGATAGTAAAAAGTTCTTAGAGTTTGCAAAGCCTTCTGACAGAAGTAAGGTTTCAAAGAAAAATAAAGACACAAACACAGACGACTACTTAAATACATTGATTGACTACTTACCAACAAAAGATGATGCGTATGATGGTCAGAAAATGTTTAGGTATCTTGGTGATGAGATTAGTAAATGGAGTAAACCACACAACTTTGAAAAACACTGGGGACAAGTATCTCCAACATTTGACACTGGAGGTAGGGTAGTTGGTAAGGCGTTCTTAGGTTCTACTGCAAACGCTATGAATAATGGAGGTAGAGAGTTTAAGAATATATATCTTTTGTCTGATGTTAAAAAAAGAAATAGTATAACAGGAAGAACACCATCTGGTCTTTACTCATACTTTCTTCCAGCACACAAGAACATGGAGGAGTTTACTGATAAATACGGAGTGTGTCATGAAATAGTTGAAAAAGGAAGTGGTTATTATAATGTGCAAGGAGAATATAAAACGATTGGTAGTATTCAGTTTTTAGAGGCTAAAAGAAGTAGCAAGAAAAAAGAAAGCGATATATCTTATAATGAAGAGTTAAGAGCGTTTCCAATGACTACAGACGAGGCGTTTAGAGATGAACTACATCAATCATTATTTAATATAGAGAGAATTATATCTCAAATGAAGTTTAATGATGAGTTTGAGGTTGAAAAAACATTAGTTAGAGGTAACTTTCAGTGGAAGGATGGTGTTAAAGATTCAGTAGTTGAATGGAAACCAAATGAAAGAGGTAGGTTTTTAGTATCCTGGATACCTCCTGAAGAGTTACAGAATAGATTTGAAATAAAAATGAATCATGGAGGGTATTCAAAACATCCTTTAAATGATGATCTTGGAGCTTTTGGTTGTGATACATACGACATATCTGGAACTGTTGAGGGAGTTAGAAAAGATGGAACATATAACGAAGAAACATCAAGAGCGTCTAAAGGTGCTTTACATGGTCTTACTTCATTTACATTAGGAGATGTTCCTAGTAATGCGTTCTTTTTAGAATATGTTTCAAGACCAAAGACAGCAGAAATGTTTTTTGAAGATGTGCTAATGGCTTGTGTGTTCTACGGAATGCCTATCTTAGCTGAAAATAATAAACCGAGATTACTTTATCACTTTAAAAATAGAGGATATAGAGGATACTCAGTTACAAGGTTTGATAAAGCCTCAAATAGACTATCTCCAACAGAGAAAGAATTGGGAGGAATGCCAAACTCAAGTGAAGATGTTAGACAAATGCATGCGTCAGCAATAGAAGCTTACATAGAGAAATTCGTTGGCAGAAACAACGAAACAGAAGAAATAGGATATATGCCATTTAACTTTACATTAGAAGACTGGATGGCGTTTGATGTTACAAATAGAACTAAATTTGATGCCTCTATTAGTTCAGGCTTAGCAATCATGGCTGTAAATAGAAGACTATATACTCCAAAAGAGCAAGCAAGAGAGGTTACGGTTAACTTAAAGATGTATAAAAATTAGATATGAGTATTAAAAAAGTAGGTGGTGTTTCTATTACATATAGAAGCTTCCCAAGCCAGAATGAGAGTTTTGAGGTTCAAAAGTCATCTGATTATGGGTTACAAGTTGCAGAAGCTATTCAGTATGAGTGGTTTAAGAGAAATGGAGCTTCTTGTAGGTATTACGACCAAAGGGATGAGTTCCACAAGAGAAGAATGTATGCTAATGGCATGCAGGGTACTGCAAAGTATAAGACCTACTTCGCTGTAAATGGAGACATGTCTTACTTAAATCTTGACTGGAGAATCGTTCCTGTTATACCTAAGTATTGCGACATACTTATTAACGGTATTGCTCAAAGAGAATTCTCTGTAAGAGCCAGAGCTATCGATCCTACATCTGTAAAAGAAAGGATTGAAAAGAAAGAGAATCTTGAGAAAGATATGATGACTAAGGATTTTATTGTTGAAGCCAAGAATCAATTAGGAGTTACTTTAGGTTCTGTTCCTGTGGATAAAATACCTGAAAGCAAAGAAGAGCTTGACGTTCAGATGGAGTTGGAGTATAAGCCAGGAATTGAAGTGTCTAATGAGTTAGCTATAGCCACAGTTTTTGAAGAGAACTCATACAACCAAATCGTAAGAAGAAGAATTGAAAAAGATATTGTAGAGGTTGGTGTCGGTGTTGGAAAACATAGATACACTCCTAATGATGGTATTAAAATTGATTATGTTGATCCAGCTAACTTAATATGGAGCTACACAGAAGATCCTTACTTTCAAGATTGTTTTTATTTCGGAGAGTATAAGAATGTAAACATATCAGAAGTATATAAAGAATACCCAAATCTTTCTCCAGAACAGAGAGAGATATTAAACGGAATATCTTCATCTTGGAATAACTATTACGAATTAAATTTTAACGGTCAAAACAGAGATACCTTAGATGGTAAGTTAGGACTACTATACTTTAATTACAAGACATCAAGAGAGAAGATTTGGAAAAAGAAAAAGAATTCAAAAGGAGGTAGTAAAATTATATCTAAAACAACAGACTTTATTTATAAGGGAGCTGGAGATGCTGACTTTGAAAAGCTAACTAAAATTGAAGAGGTTTGGTTTGAAGGGGTTTTAGTTTTAGGTACTAATATATTGTTAGAGTGGGAAGTATGTAAGAACATGGTTAAGGAGAAATCAAACCTATCTAAAGCACTTCCAAACTACATTGTTAACGCTCCTAAAATGTACAAGGGATTTATTGATTCAACTGTTAATAGAATTATACCATTTGCTGACGACATTCAAATGTCTTGGTTGAAATTACAACAAATAAAACAAAGAGTAGTTCCTGATGGTCAATACATTGATATTGATGGTATTACAGGTATCAATTTAGGAAGTGGTAATGCGTACACAATTGAAGATGCGCTGAATATGTACTTTCAAACAGGATCTGTTATTGGTAGAAGCTCTACTTCAGGTGGAGAATTTAATAATGGTAAAGTTCCAATTCAAGAAGTTAGACACTCATCTGGACAAGACAAGATATCGTCTCTATGGAATAGTATTCAGATTTCCATGGATATGATTGCTCAGGCAACAGGTATTAATCAAGCTATTGACGGAAGTAATCCTGATAAAAATAGTTTAGTTGGTATTCAAAAGATGGCAGCTTATTCATCTAACGTGGCTACAAGACATATACTTGAGGCTAGTATGTTTATAACTAGAGAGTTAGCTAAATGTATATCCACTAGAATATCAGATGTACTTCAGTTCTCTCAATCTAAGAATGATTTAATTCAAAAGATTTCATCTCTTAATGTAGAAAGCCTTGAAAGTATTAAGAAACTATACCTACACGACTTTGCTATATTTATAGAGTTAGTTCCTGATGAGGAGGAAAGAGCTAAATTAGAGGGAGACATATCATTTGAAATAAAAGCTGGGAATCTTGGTGTTGAAGATAAGTACGCTATTATGGGTATTAAAAATATAAAGCTTGCTACTAAATACCTTTCTGTTCGTAAGAAAAAAAGAATGGATGAGATGCAGAGTCGTAAGATGGAGGAGATTCAAGCTCAAACAGAAGGAAATATGCAGAGCGCTCAAGCAGCCTCTCAAAGTAAAGCTCAGTTAATTCAATTAGAGGGACAGTCTAAAGCACAAGTAGAAACCGCTAGAATTGAAGGAGAGATAAGAAAGATGCAGATGGAGGTTGAATTTAAAAAGCAGTTAATGCAGATAGAGTTCGACTACAATATGCAGTTAAAAGGAATAGAGGTGCAAGGAATGACTAATAAGGAAGCTATGAAGGAAGATAGAAAAGACGAGAGAACAAAGCTACAAGCCACACAGCAATCAAAATTAGTTGAGCAGCGTAAAAAAGATTTACCATCAATTAACTTCGAGAGTACAAATGATAGTTTGGATTCGTTCTCGTTAGGAGAGTTTGAACCTAGATAGTAGGTATTAAAATTCTTACAAAATAATTCATAACTTTGCAAAAAATTAAATCAAATCAAATAGTATGTTTAAATTCAGATTAGAAGGAGAACAAGATGCTCCTCAAGAAGTAGACAACACAACTGCTCAAGATAATACCGAGTTCATGGACAATGAACAGGTAGATAAAGTGAACAACGAAGAAGATGTACAAGAAGATGTACAAGACAGCGTTCTTACATTTAATAATGATGACGATATTTTAGAATATCTAAAGTCTAAAGAAGAGTTAATGTCAAAAGTATCTAGGAATGAAGATTCTGAAATACCAGAGGATATTAAATCTTACTTAGATTATAAAAAAGAAACAGGTAGAAGTTACAACGACTACCTGGAACTTCAAAAAGATTTCTCTACATTACCTGAAGAAGTAATCATTAAGAATTACCTAAAGGAAATGAATCCAGAGTACACTGACGAAGAAATTGAAGATGAGTTTTTAGATACTTACGGATATGACGAGGATGTTGACGATGAGAGAGATATCAATAAAAAAGTACGTTCTTTTAAGAAGTCTCATTCAGAGGCGTTAAAGTACTTCGATAGCTTGAAGGATAAATACAAAGCTCCATTAGCGGTGTCTAATGATGCAGTAATTCCAGAAGACTATATGCAAGCTAAACAGTTTGTTGAAGGACTTAAAAACCAAGAAGAGGCAGGTAAACAGCAATCAGAATACTTCTTACAAAAGACAAATGAATTATTCTCTAATGATTTCAAAGGTTTTGATTTTAAAGTTGGAGATGAAGTAATTAGTCAAAAGGTAAGTAATGTAGAAGCTGTTAAAAACGACCAATCAAATGTAATGAGCTTTTTTGGAAAGTTCTTAGATGAGAATGGTTTGATAAAAGATCCTGAAGGATACCACAAGGCATTATATGTAGCTATGAATTATGATAGCATCTTACAGAATGTTTATGAGACCGCAAAAGCAAGGGCTATTGAGGAAGAGATTAAGAGTAGTAAGAACATTGACATGGGTGGTATGCGAAAGGCACAAGAAAATATCCCAAGTGGTATTAAGTTTAAATTAGTATAAAAACAAAAAAACATTTAAAAAATGGCATTAGAAGCAATCCCAGGAGTAAAATTAACTCCTACAGCTACAAAAGAAATTTTGTCTAGCAACTATTTAGAAGCTACTGACTTCGACTTTTCAAATCAGTACTTACCAGAATTGATGAACAAAGAGTTCTCAAGATACGGTAATCAATCAATCAAAGGTTTCATCGAAAGAATGGGACAAGAAGCGCCAATGCAATCTGACTTAATTAAATGGTCTGAAGAAGGTCGTTTAAGACCAGTTGGTACAGGTGTAACTCGTTCTTCGAATGTATTCACTTTGGCTGCTCACACATTTAGAGTTAACGATACTGTTATCTTTAATGACGGAACTAATGAAGACAAAGGTATCGTATCAGTTGTAACAACAGATACTTTTACAGTATTACCTTCTGCTTCTGCTGGATGGGCTATCGGAACAACTGCTATTAAATGTTTCGCTTACTCTAACGAGTATAGAAAAGGAACTGAAGGTAGAGCTGAGTCTTTAGAAGCAAACCCAGACATCTTCGAAAACAAACCAATCATCATCAAAGAGAAAGATTCAGTTAATGGTTCTGATATGTCTCAAATTGGTTGGATTGAAGTTGAAGGTGAAGGAGGAATGGGTTACTTATGGTACTTAAAATCTCGTTCTCAAACTCGTCAGCGTTTTGATGACTACATCGAGATGGGTATGATTGAAGGTGTTTCTTTCGAAAGTGGTTCAGCTGCGGCTACTGCTGGATTTACAGGTACAGAAGGTTTCTTCGAAGCTGTTGAACAAGGAAATATTTTTGATGGTTTAATCACTGACTTAACTGACGTTGATGAAATCTTAGACCGTTTAAATAAGCAAGGTGCAATCTCTGAATACTTAATGTTCAATAGATTTGCTCAAGATAGAGCTATTGATGCTATGTTAGCTTCTCAAAACTCTTATGGTGTTGGTGGTACTTCTTATGGTGCTTTTGACAACTCTGAGGATACGGCTTTAAATTTAGGATTCACTGGATTTAAATTAGCTGGTTATGAAATCTACAAGTCTCAATGGAAATATTTAGATGATCCAACTGCTCGTGGTTTATTCTCAGGAAACGCTACAGTAAATGGTGTTATGTGTCCAACTGGTGTTAAAACTGTGTATGACAACGTATTAGGAGCTAACGCTTCATTACCTTTCTTACATGTTAAATACCGTAAATCTGCTACTGAAGACAGACGTTATAAAGTTTGGCAAACAGGTTCAGCAGGTGGTGCTAACAACTCTAGCTTAGATGCTAATGAATTACACATGTTATCAGAAAGAGCTTTATGTGTTATCGCTCGTAATAACTTCGTAATGTTAAAAGGAGCATAGTCTCAAAATAGATTATATAATTGAGAGGTAGTTAATTCTGCCTCTCTTTTTTTGTATAAGATATTTCTTACCTTTGCAAAAATTAAAATTAAATTAAATTATGGCTAGAGCAATTAAAAAAGCAGTTGTAGCGGAGCTAGAAACTGACAAAGACAGAACGTATGTGTTGTTATTAAAGCACACACCAATTCAATACTTCTTAAGAAGTAGACACAAAAAAGGAGCGCCCTTGCAATTCTTTGATAAGGAGCTAAATAGACTTAGGTCTTTATGTTACGCTAGTAATCAAACGAGTATTTATCAAGACGAACAAACAGGGGATGTATTAGTAGATCCTATTGTTTTTGTTAATGGTAAATTAATTGTAAAAAGAGATAATCCTCAGTTACAAGAATTATTATCAATTCATCCTTCAAACGGATCTATCTTTGAAGAGTTAAGACCAGAAGAGAAAGCAGAAGAACAAGTTGACAGCATTCAAAAAGAACTTGAAGCATTAAACATTGTAATGGAACTTCCAACTGACAAGTTAGAGAGTATTGCATTGGCTTTATTTGGAAATGGTGTGTTGTCTAGAAAAACATCTGAGGTTAAGAGAGATGTGTTGATGTATGCTAAACAAAATCCAGTAAACTTCATTCACTTAGCTTCTGACGACTTAACTGAGTTAAAAGGTTTTGCTGTTAGATGTCATGATTTAAATGTCACTCAATTCAAAGACAATGCCTTCTATAGCGGAGATACTTTATTATGTAGAGTTCCATTTGATGAGTCTGACAAGTACAATGCTTTTGCGAGATGGATTAGACAAACTGACGAAGGTGAAAAGTTCATGCAGTATGCAAATTCTAAATTAAAGTAATTTAAAGCTATAAATTACATTTTATATTAGTCCTCTGTAATTTAGTTTGCAGGGGACTATTTTTTTATTTTGTATCTTTGCAAATAATTTTCTTACAAAAAAAAGATGATAAATCAGGTATACACAACAGTACTGTCAATATTAAATAAAGAGTCAAGAGGATATATAACTCCAACAGAGTTTAATATGTATGCTGAGTTGGCTCAAATGGGGTTGTTTGAGGATTTATTCCACAAGTACTCTAAGTCTATTGTGAAGCAAAATAATAGGCTTTATAATTCAGAATACTCCGACATACCAAAACACATCAGAGAGGTTATCGATATATTTACTAAAATTGAGAGCAATGTATTAAGTGATGGAGGTCTATACTATATAGATGATTCTACATTTTATAGGTTAATAAATTTAGATTATAGTGGGGTTGATGTAGAAGAGGTTAGTAAATTGGAGATAAATAAGATGCTTAATAATGATTTAATAGCTCCATCATCATCTTACCCTGTTTTTATTAACATAGGAGGTCAATATAAGATATATCCAATAGGACTTGCTGTTGTAGATTTTAACGCTACATATATTAGAAAACCTATTCAACCTAAATGGACCTATTCGGTTGTAGCAGGAAATCCATTGTTCAATCCAACAGCAGGAGACTACCAAGATTTTGAACTTCCAACATCTATGTTTAATGAGATAGTTATAAAGATACTTTCTTATTGTGGTATTCAAATTAGAGAGGCTGATGTTGTTCAGGCAACTCAAATCATGGAAGGAATGAACGTCAATAATGAACAATTATAAAAAATAAAAGAGAAAAATGAGTAACCAAATACTACCTCCTATTAATTATTATTCAAACGAATCTAATTGGGGAAACTATCAGTATATAACACTATCTCAGCTTGTAGATAACTTTATGCTTAACTATATTGGAGATGATAGACTTTTATCAAACGTAAAGAGATATAATGTGCTGTCTCACATGAAGAGAGGTATTCAAGAGTTTAACTACGACTCAGTAAAAGAGGTAAAGGTTATGGAGGTTGAATTGAGTGATACTTTATTGCTTACTCTTCCAGGAGATTTCGTTTCTTATGTTAGGGTTTCTGTGTTAGGTGATGACGGTCTTTTAAGAACATTATCGAAAGACACGAGAACACTAATTGGAACTGCTTACCTACAAGACCACTTATACAATATACTTTTTGATGAGAATGGTTATCCATTAGAGGCTAACGAAACAGAAACATTTAAAAAATATAGCTCTCTTAATTTTTCAGAGGAGAATGAGAGACGTGATTTTAATGACACTCCAAGGTTTGGTATTGAAACAAACCAAAACAGAAACGGATACTTTACTATAGATAAAAGAAAGGGAGTTATGTCTTTCTCTTCAAATATAGGAACTAGGGTTATTGTCTTAGAATATATCTCTGATGGTCTTGAATATAATAATGGTGATGAAGTTCAGGTACATAAATTTGCAGAACAAAGTTTATACAACTACGTTAGATACATGTTATTGAGTAACAAGTACGGTGTTCAAGAGTATATTGTCAATAGAGCTAAAAAAGACTACTATAGCGAACTACAGAATACCAGAATCAGACTAATGGAGGCTAAGGGAACTGAATTACTAATTCTACTTAAGGGTAGAGGAAAATGGTTAAAATAAAATAAAGATATGGCTAAAATTCAAAATAATTTCCTCAAGGCAACAGTTGATAAAGATTTAGATGAAAGATTAACTCCTAATGGGGTTATGACTGATGCTGTGAATTTCATGGTTACATCTGAAGACGGAAGCTCTTTAGGCGTTGGAAAGAATGTAGTTGGAAATATATTGTCAAATAGTTTGAATGATACTACAGCTGTTGTTATAGGTAGTATTGCCGATGATAGTAACGAAAGGATATTCTTTTTTGCTCACTCAAATACCTACGATTACGTTGCTCAATATAATTTATCAAATAGTTCAATAGAGATACTTCTTAAGTCAACAGCAAATACTGGAGTATTAAACTTTGATTTGAACTACAGAATATCTCACTCTGACATATTTGTTAGTGTAGAAGGAGAGTCTTTGTTGTCTTGGACAGATGGATTAAATCCTCCTAGAATAGTTGGTATTGAAAAAGCTAAGACCTATGCAGTGAATGGATTTACAGAAGACGAAGTGTCTGTAATGAAACCTTCTCCTATTTTTGCTCCAAGTGTAACTCAAGTTCAATCTACAAATGTTGATTTTGCAGGATTCCTTAGAGATAAATTCTTATCATTCGCTTACAGATATAGATATGCAGATGGCTACTACTCTTCGTTTTCTTCCTGGAGTCCTTATGCATTTACTCCAGGCAGTTTTAATGTTGATTTAGACACATCAACTAATTTAGCTATGGAGAATATATCTAGGGCTTATCAAATATCATTCAATACAGGACCAAGAGAGGTAGAGATAATAGAGTTAGTTTTTAAACTATCTAACAACAATAATGTTTACTCTATCATTAAATTAAATAAAGCAGATGAGGGGTGGGCTAATAACTTTAATAAATCTTACTTATTTGAAAACTATAAGGTTTATAATGTATTGTCTGAGAATGAATTTTTTAGAAGTTTCGATAACGTGCCATTGAGTGCTTATACTCAAGCAAGGATAGGTAATAGGTTGGTTTATGGTAACTTCATAGAAGGTAGAGATATAGATTCTATGATTGATTTTTCAGTTGATTATGATAGTCAAACTATTAATACGTTAGATATAGAGGAAGTTGGAAGTTACGAAGCTCCTTATGAAGTACCATCTCTTGTAGATATATGGGGTGTTTCAGATGATGCTATTGTAATAAATAGTGGATTAGGAATTTCTATTAACTATACAACTAACATAGCTACGCTATCTAATCCAGAAACATATCCTGTATATATAAGGATATATTATAATGTAAATAAAGAACCTACATATTCAGAATCTTCTTTTAATGTTAATTTTGTTTTTGAAAGCGGAACTGTCGTAAGAGTAGTGCCTAGTGGTATTTCTGATTACGACATTCCAATGGTAGGAAGCTTAACTTTAACTCCAGGAAGTAATTTTGAAATTCTACCAGGAGAATCAAAAACGGTTTCATTTACATCGGATTCTGACAATCCTTCATTATTTAAGTCTGAAATATTGTTTAGATTAGTGAAAGGAGATGGTTTCACTTATTCTCAAAAAGGTTTTGATACAGATAATTACTATCAATTATTCTCTAATGATGATAATATTATAAATAAAAAGTCTTTAGATATTGATTTTACAAATATACCAATTATAGATGGAACACAAATATTATTTGAATTTGACATAAGGAGTTATTTCTCTCCAAATGATTTATTGCCACCTATAGATAATCCTAATTTATATACGTTTCCATATACAGTTAATGGAACTTACTTAACTAAAGAGGATTTCATAACAAACTCTAACTTTATATCTCAACTTGAGACTTTTTTTTCAACACAATTAGCACTAGCAGATTCAAATTTACCTGGAGCTATTAATGTTGTTGTTGATCCGTTATTAACCAGTTTTAATCCTACCACAAATGTACTAAACTTAATAATACCAAATAGAACAATAGATATAGAAGAGTCTGGAAGTGGTGATTTAGAGGAGAAAATAGATTACCTTTTATGCGAAGGTGTATTAATATCATATTCATTAGGAACGTTATTTACAAGTATGCACTCTTCAAGAGACTATGAGGTTGGTATGGTGTTCTTAGACGATAAAGGAAGAAAGACAACTGTAATAGACTCAAAGAACAACAGCGTATATGTAGAGTCTGACGATTCTGTAACTCAAAACGTATTAAAAGTTACAACCACTGGAACACCACCTAGTTGGGCTAAATACTATAAATTTGCTGTGAAATACAATAGAGATAAGTATGATACTATATTCACAAAGAAAGTGTATAATGTAGATTTATTTTCTTACTTAGAGCTTGTAGGGGACAATAGAAATAAAGTAAAAGATGGTGATTATCTTGTAGTAAAAAGTGATTTAAACGGACCATTAGGTAACTATGTAAAAGTAAAGGTATTAGAGGCTAAGTTTTATGATAAAGATGAAATAGTAGAAGGTTCAGACAGTGGGTTTTTCTTTAAGGTAAAAGCAGGCGGTTTTGATTTAAGGGTTTCTGAAGATGATTTTTTGGAGTTTTTACAGACGGCTAGAGAAGATTATTTATACCCTTATTATATACCTTCAGCAAAAATAGAGATTCCAATTGGAACGCCACTTGCTTTTACAGCTGGCAATGTATTAAGGATTGTAGCTTATTGTAATAGAGCTAGAGGAGATAGAACTTTTTTCAACAACATAGATCAAGAATATTTATTAACAAGAGATTATGCTGATTTTAGAGCTGTATTCGAAGATATAATCGAGCCATCTAATGCTTATCAAAAGTTTGCAGCAGAAGGAGATGTAAAGGTTGATTACGAGTGGACTGCTGGTCCATCTGGTAGAACTCAAATATCGTTTAGAGCTAGAACATCTAGAGATGGTCAAAGAAACATAAGAACAAGAACAAATATATATGTTACTCGATCTAATATACCTGTATTTGAAACAATACCATTAGATAGTGACAACAATGTTTATATAGAAACTCCTAGAACTTATGTAATAAATAATGGTCAGTATCAATTCACAACTCACACATTAAATGATGTGTTTAATTGCTATTGTTTCGGTAATGGTGTTGAAAGTATATCTGTTAGAGATGAGATGACTACAAACTTCTTAAATCTAGACTATGCTATAAATGCAGTGAGTGAAGATGTGTATAGACAGGTTCATAGGTACGCAGATTTAACGTACTCTGGTGTTTATCAAGAAAGCACAAACGTAAATAGATTGAACGAATTTAACCTTTCGTTAGCAAACTACAAGGATGACTTAGAGAAGAGGTATGGACCAATAGTTAGATTATCTTCAGACCAAACAGACCTACTCGTAATTCAAGAGGACAGAGTTAGTAAGGTTCTTTATGGAAAGGATTTGTTATATAATACAGATGCCACAACCAACTTATCAAGGATAGAGAGTGTTTTAGGTCAACAAGTTATTTACGCTGGCGACTATGGTATTTCATTTCATCCTGAGAGTTTTGTAGACTACGGAACTAATAAATTTTTTACAGACACAAAAAGAGGTACTGTAATGAGACTAAACGATTCTAATGGATTGGAGGAGATTTCTAAGAAGGGAATGACTGACTACTTCAAGAAGTTGTTTAGAGACAATACAATAAATAATATAATAGGGAGTTATGACTCGTTCTATGACACCTATGTTTTAAACATAAAGTACAATGGGGATGAATATGTTACATGGTTATACTCTGATGAGGCTGGAGGATTCTTAACTAAAGTGTCTTACAATCCTGACTCAATGATTAAACTTAATAATGAATTCATAACATTTAAAGAAGGAGGAGTGTACTTACACAATAGAGGAGTGTATAATCGCTTTTACAATACAAGCGTAAATAGTAGTTTCAACATAAACTTCTCTCAAGAGCCTTCTACTAGAAAGTTATTTAAGACCATCTCTACAGAAGGGGATAGTGCTTGGGATATATCAGTTTATACGGACCTTCAAAATGGATACATAAATGCCTCTGACTTTCAAAAGAAAGAGGGTGTGTATTATGCATACATAAGAGGTAATCAAACAAGTGTTGACACTGCAACATTGTCTTCGGCTGGTATTGGTAATGTGTCTTCAATAAATGGACTTGAGGTTGTTGTCGGATCAATCGTATCTACAATTGTTAGTATAGGAGATTTTGTTTACAATCAAGACATGGAGTTCATTGGTATTATACAAGATATAGAGGTTGTTGGAGTTGAACAACTACACACCTTAACGCTAAATCAAGTAAATAACTTAGCTGTAGGTGACTTCATACTATCTGTAAAATCTCAAAGCGTTGAAACCTCTGGGTTATTAGGGTACTACATGAATGTTATGGGAACTTTAAGCTCTCCTAACAAGTCTGAGATATATGCTGTTAACGCTGAGATATCAAAATCATTTGAATAAAAACATTTATCTTTGCTAAATGAAAGTTAGAAGGTTAAATAATAATGACTACGATACATTAACAAAATGGTGGAGTTTCTGGAGATTTCCAGCTCCATCATTACTTGCTTTGCCAGACTATGGTCTTGGAGGTATAATGATTCAGAATGATAGTGGAGAAGATTTAGCCTGTGGTTTTATTTACGATACAAACTCGCACATTGCTTGGGTAGAATTTGTAGTAAGTAATCCAAAGGCATCTAAGAAAGATAGAGAAGAAGGCATTTTAAGGCTATTAGAGGAACTTTCTTTAGAATGTGGAAAAAGAGGTTATAAAATTATTTTCTCATCATTAAAACACGAAGGATTGATTAATAAGTACATTCAAAGTGGTTTTGAAGTTGGGACAAAAGGAACAAGTGAATTAATAAAAATAATACAGTAAAGAGATGGCAGCAGCTACGAGTATTGCGATGGGAGGAATTGGACTATTAGGTTCAGGATTTCAGGCATTAAAAGGAGCAAAAGATGCGAGAGACGCAAAAAATGCTTTAGAAAATTATAACAGACAAGAGTTATCCAATGTAGCTGAAGGGTTACAGGTATCCACATTGGGTGCTGACTTACAGAGAGAAGAGCAGGCAAGATTAGCTTCGTCTCAGATTGGAGCACTACAAGGAGCTGGAGTTAGAGGTTTAGTTGGAGGTCTAGGTAGAGTTGAAGCTGGAAACCAAATGGTTGAAAGACAGATTGGAGCTGACTTAGATATGCAACAAAAACAAATAGATCAAATGTATGCTCAAGACCAAGCACAAATAAGAGGTATGCAAGAACAGAGAGAGGTTGCTGATATATCGGGGCTATCCTCTCAATACAGTGCAGGAAACCAAATGATGTGGGATGGAATTGGAGGGATTGCTCAAACAGGTATTTCTGGTTTAGGAGCTTTGGGAGATTCTAAAAAAGAAGAGATAGATCCATTAACTGGAAAACCAAAGGTAAAATAATTATGGCAGTAGTAGGTAATGTAGGTACATACGCACAAGTAGATAAAGTTCAAGGTCCAGACTTCGGTAAGATGACTGAAGACGCCTTTGATAAAATAGCTCAAAGAAAAGCCTTAGAAGACAAGAAGAAAAAAGACGAAGAAGCTGCTAAAGCAAAAGCGGCTAAAGATTTAGGTACTTATGGAGTTTACGAAGGTGGTAATATACCAGCTCTAGATGAACAGTTAAGGGAGATGACTGAAAAAGGTAGGGTTGAATTTTACGAACTAAAACAGTCTGGCGATTTATCTGGCGCTCAAAAAAGACTTGATGATTTAGCTAAAATAAACTCAGTATCTAAAACAGCTAAAGAGAAAGTATCTAAGCTTGAAAAAGACCTTGCTTCTGGAACTTTATATGACAAAGACTATTTGTCAAAAACAATAGAGGAGTTTAATTCATACAATAAAGGAAACTTCATTACGTCTTATGAAAATGGTGAGATATTTATAACATTATTAGGAGACGAGAATGCGGATGGGACTAGAGATATATTAGCTCCAAAACAAACTGTTGACACTTGGCTTTCAAGAGTAGATCCTCCTTTAGCATTTGACGAGCAAAAAGATTTAAGTACTTTTCTTAAAAATAATCCAGTAAGCAGAATAGAGTCAAAAAAAGGAAATATGTTTACCACTGTTGATGATGTGATGGATGATAAGACTGTTATTGATAATATAGAGTCTCATGTATCTGGAATGGCAAATAGCGATGCCGCTATGGCTAAATGGTACAAAAGTAAAAAAGGAGATTATAAGACAAGAGACTTCTCAAAACAAGAGAAGGAAGAGTTTATAAAAGACAATATTGAGACGTACAAAAATGCTTATAGAGAAGTTGTATCTTTAGACCTTCAAGAAAGAAGTGGTGGAGGCGGAAGCGGTAAAAAAGATGATGTAGAGATTACACCTCCAGTTTCTTTAGGGGTTACTCAGGTTGGCGGTATATCAACCACATTTAATAAAGATACTACAAAGTATGTAGCTATAGAGAAAAAAGCTGGTCCTGGAATTGATATAAACGGTAATCCGTTAACAGGCTTGATATGGGATGAAGATAATGGAAAGTTATTTTATGGAATTTCTGTTCCAGTTAGAGGTGGTTACTCTTCAGACGGAACTTCGATGGGAACTTCTGAAAAGGAAACCAAATACTTTGATTCAACAGCAAGTAAGGCTGAAATGACAAATGTTAGAGCTAAGATGTCTAAGAAGTTTGGTGTTCAGCTTAACAATGACGAAGATTTGGTTAACCTATTATTTAAAGGAATCAAGCCTCCGAAGAGGGATAAGAACGGAGTTATAATTAAATAAAAAAATATACAACAAGTTATATTATGGCAGAAAAGCAATTTAAAACACCTAACGGAAATATTTTAACAGAGGGTGAACTTAAAAAAGAGTACGGAGAAAGATTTAATTCTTTAATTCAAGATAATACATTTACAGAGGTGACTGAAGGAGGTGAAGGTGAAGTAAAAAAAAAAGAATTATCTACACCATCTACTACGACAGGAACTCAATCGGTATCTCAAGAACCAAAGACAAAGGGAAAACCTTTATCGGCTGGAGAAAAACCAAAGAAAACTGGGGCATCGGCATCTTCTACTGGAACAACTAAAACAGTAAAGGCTTTTGGAGATACAAAGGTTTTGTATATAAATAGAGATTCAAAAAGAGGACCTGTAGATGAAATACCTAAACCTGAAGATTTACCAGAAGGATATACCTACAAGATTGTTCAAAACAGCAATCAGCTAGAGAAGTGGAAGAAACAGAAAAAAGAAAATGTTTCTACTGATAACTTATTTGGAGAAAGACCTTCTACATTCACAGAACAAAAAGTAGAAGAGAAGAGGGTTGCAGATAAAAAATCAGACGAACTAGTAAGCAAGTTTGGAATCAAGCCTGGAGAAAAAGTCTCTGGTGTTGAAAAAAAAGCATATGAAGCTCAAAAAAATAAACCTAAAGTCGGAACTACTAAAACACAACCTGTAGTTTCGACTAAACCTGTTTCTGAAGATTTAACGAAAAAGATAGAAGAGAAATATGATGTATTATCTCAAATACCTGCTGTTACTGAAAAAATAGAGAAACAGATTAAATTAACTCCAGATGAACTTTTAATTATAAGTAAACAACAAGATTTAGCTATAAATCAAAACTACAATCCAGCCATATCTGAAGAAAAACTTAAAGACGAACTAGATGAGTATCAGTTATTAGATGGTATTTCTGAAGGAATAAGAAGTTCTACAAATAAATTCTTACTACAACCTCTTACTGATATTAATAAATACTTTAGAGGTGATAAAGATTTCACTATTAAAAAAGGTGTCCCTTTAGCTATAGAGAAAGAGCAAGCAGAAAAAGAATTAATTGAAGAAAAAGGGTTAGGTAATTTCACCAAGGAAGATGTTTCGGAAAAAGCAAAATCAATATTTTTAAAGAATGATGAATTATCTCAAAAGAAAAACGCTACTGATACTTATTTTAGTAATTTACCTGAAGGTCATCAAGTTCAAAGAGAGTTGGATATAAAGCTAAAAGCCGATTATTTTAAATCAAACGAAGATATAAGAAAAACTATCCAACTTAAACAAGTAAATGACGACAGAATAGATGCGTATAATAAGTTTTTAATAGAAATAAACAACAAAGGCACTGCTACGGAAGAAGATAAAGCAAAAGGTCAAGAGTTATTCTACTTAGCAAAAAAAGCAGAAGAAGAAAATGTACTACTTAGAAAATCATATAAAGAAGATTTATCTAAGTTAGAAAAAGATGAGGATAAGTTAGAACTTTTAAAGTACAACTATAATGATTTAGATAAGACGAGAGACATACTAAATAATTTCTTTAAAGAAACTATAGGTGGCGGATTAAAACTTATAGGAGAAACAAGAGAGTTGGCTTTTGAGGAAACAGTAGGAAGACTTACTGGATTAGACTATCAAGATCCATTAACTGCGGCTGGTAACTATGTAATGGATATTGGCAAAGAATCTAAAAAAGGGAGACCTGAATTTAGAATGATGACGCTTGACGATGTAAATAATTGGAGTGATGCTGGTAGTTGGTTAGGTCAGGTGGCTACAGAACAGACTGGAGTTGCTGCTGCTTTAGCTATAGGAGGTCCTGTAGGTTTAGAAATTATTTCGGCTGGATCTGGAGGGGCTAAAATAAAACAAATGGAAGAGTCTACTAAAGATTACTCTAAATTACAAAAAGTTTTATCTGGTTGGGCTTATTATGGGGCTGAAAAATACACTGAAAAATACTCTACATTTAAGTATATTGAAGACTTGAAAGGATCTTTAAATACTATATCTACAGAAGCTAGAAGTCTAGCTGAAAAATCATTTAAAAAAGAAATTGGAAAGGTGTTTGCTGGAACATTAGCTCAAACTCAAATTGGAGCTGGATCTGAAGCCTTATCTTCTTTATCAAACTCTATTTCGGATATATTTATTAATGGTGATAAATTATCGTCTAGTGATATAGCTAAGAATATGAAAGAGGCTTACGCTGCTGGACTTGTTATGGATGGTGGTGTTTCTTCTTTTGGTGCTTTATCTACTTTTGCCTCAAGAGAACTTAGAGCTATATCAGATAATAAGGATATAAAAGAAGTTAGAGATGTAATTAATAAGGTAGAAGAAATAAATAAAGAATTAAATACAAACTTATTACTAACAGATAAAGACAAAGCAATTCTTCAGGAAAAATCAGATATGTTGTCTGGTAAAGCGGTCAAAATAATCGCTAAATCTGTTGATAATGTAGGTAGATTGTCTGAAAATGAAATAACTAAATTACTTGATATAAATAAACAGCAATCTGAATTAAAGGCAGAATTTAACGATTTAAGAAAATCCGCTATGTCTTCAGAATTAAAAAAAGAAGAATATGAAAGCCTAAATAAAAAGTTTGTTGAATTAGAAAAAGAAAGAAATGGTATTGTTGATGGAACTTATTCTGAGTTTGATTATCTTCCTGAAGAACAACAAATTAAACTTAAAACAGAGGCTGCCGAAACGATAATACAAGAACAAATAGATAAAGGAATAGAAAGAGATAAAATACAAGAACCTAATCCAGAAGTAATTAACAAAAAAGCAAAAGAGATTTATGAAACCAGAAAAACAACCAACGAAGAAAAACTTGGAGGGGACACCAAAACCACAACAAAAGCTGTCGCAGCACAAGGAGAAAACGCAGCAAAGTCACAAGAAAAAATAGACGCACTTAGGGTTGAAGAGGTTAAAGAATTAACTGACAATGTAGAAAACCCTGAAAGCTTTATTACAGACGGTAAAGTAGATGCTAAAAAAGTATCCGAATCTGACAACGCAAAAGCTAAGGAGATTTACACCAAGTACGATAAGTTAATAAAACCATTACTAACTAACATTAAAACACAAGAAGATGCCATTCAAAAGCAAAGCACAAATGAAGGCGTGTTACAGCCAGGACAATCCGAAATGGGATTGCAAGAAGTGGAGCAAGGAAACACCAAACAAGAAATTACTTCCAAACAAGGTGAAGAAAAAGTAAATACAAAAATATCCGATACATACACATCAAGTGAAGTAGATAGAGTTAAAGCTCTTCCTGTTGAATCTGAAGATGGAGCTACAATGAATCTTGATGGCTCTAAATATGAAGACGGAGGATTAGTTATTCCTTTAGCTTCAAAGAATATGAATTCATCTGAGTTAACTCCAGAAGTTATTCAAGCATTTATAGATGAGAATGCAGAATCAGTGGGTGCTAACAATGTAAAAGTTGGTATTTATAAATTCCCTAATTCTAATCAAGTATCTGTAGATATAAATATAGTTGCAGATCCTTCTGTTAGAGAGGAAGCTATTGCTATAGGTAAAGAGTTAGGTCAAGAGTCTTTATTTGATTTAGACACATTTGAGAATGTTAAGACTGGCTCTGATGGTATGAATCCTAAAAAATTAACTCCAGCTGAATTTAAAGATATACAAAAAAGATTACAGCCAAAGTCGAAAGGAATCGAAGTATCTAAAGACATAAATCAAGCTAAAAAACAGGTTTCTAACATAGCTGATAAAAAAATTTCAAAGTCTGTATTGAATGGTGTTAGAGCAATATCTAAAATATTACCAAATGTAAAGGTAATACTTCACGATACAGATAATTCATTTAGAAGTGTTAGTGGGGAGTCTAAAAACCAATCGTCAAGTGGTCTTTACCAAAACGGAACAATACATATCAACCTAGAAAAAGCAAACAGAAGAACTGTTGCTCATGAAATATTCCACGCTATACTATTAGATAAGGTTAAAACTGATTCTAAGGCTGCTGAAGTTACTAAAAGAATGCTTAACGCAATATTACCTACATTAGATAAAAACAAAGCCTTAAAACAAAGATTAGAGGATTTTGCAGATAACTATGAAGAAAATATTCAAGACGAAGAGAAGCTTGCTGAGTTTATTGGTATTTTAGCGGCAAATTATGATTCATTATCAGGAAGAGCTAAGGAAGCAATTAAGGCTTGGTTAAATAGTTTAGCTAAGATGTTTGGTGTTGAGATTTTTGAGTCTAATGAGGTGTTAGATGTTCTTAATACCATTGCTAAGAAAGTTGCTACTGGTAAAGAGATTACAGTAGAAAATGTATCTATATTAGATAATGGAACTAATCCTATTGGTAGTCCAACTGAAATCAGAGTACCTAAAAAACGTGAATCTAAAATTAACTTTAAGGATTCATATGAAAACTCATTAGTTACTCCAGACAAAAAAGTTGACATCTATTCTTTGTTGGAAGATATCGTTGATAAAAAACAAAAAGTATGGTTTTGGGTAGCTGATCAACTTGGTATAAATAAAGAACTAGGTATAGATGGAGGTCCAAGTTTTGCGCATCAAAAAGAAGGAGATATTTGGGCAAGCGGTGTATCTATTTCGGATATACAAAAAAAGATTGATGAATCTGAATATATATTTATTATTAGTGGATCTCCTCAATTAAGTAAGTTATTTAATAAAAAGGTATTTGATTTAATGACTTTAAAATTGGGAGATTACAAAACATTTAAAGACACTATTCTTTCATTAAAACCTACAAAAGATGTTAAAGAGGTGTTGGAAGCTCATTCAAGTTGGGATTCATTAAGAAAAGATACTTCTGTAGACAGTACAATTGATAAAAAAAAGGCTCAAGAAGCTCTTGTTAAGAGCGGAATAAAAAATCCTACCGAACAACAAATAAAAGAATATAAAATACAAAAAACAAAAATAGGAACAGGTAGAAAAAAATTCCTTAACTCATTGGTTGATATTCAAAAAAAACCAAACACAGCAGTATACAAATACATTTCATCTATCAATGGTCATACAGATGTAAATGATTTGCGTGATGGTTTTTATAAAGACAATGGTTTTGAACAGAATGATATAATGTTAGTGTTAAAACCTACAGGTGTTCGTTCTGGATCTGAACACTCTACATATGAAAACACAGTTGAAGGAGATGTTATAGGTGTTCCAGATTCAAAAATAAACGCACTTGAGGTTATGCCTAAAAAAATGGCTGAAAAATACTCAGGAAAGCCTTCTCAAGCATCACAAGTTATAGCCCCATATGGTTCAGGCGTAAGAGAAGTTGTTACCATTCCTTTAAAAAGACAACAAAAAGCACTTCCTACAAATGTTTCAAGTAAATTAACAGAAAACAAGGATGGCGATTTCGTATTTAAACACTATTCAGATCAAGAAAGAGATGTAATTAAGAGAGGTCAGGGTAACAATGCAATAACCTCAAGAGAAGAGGCTTCTGCGTTGAGTGCTGTTGGTGGTTTAGCAATGTTTTACACAATGGAAGGTCAAAAAGAGACTGGAGTTGGAAATGTAGAGCATACTGTCACAATACCTAAAGATAAAGTTTACGACATTGACTCTGATCCACTTGGTTTTGAAGAAGAAGCTAGAAAAAGATTTAACAAGGTTAGACCTGGTCAAGCATTCACGAACAATCATAGAGGCGCTTTTATTACTAAAATAGCTAACGAGAATGGTTTTGATATGGCTGTAACTCAATGGAGAGGATCAGAACTTAGAGCGCAAACAACAAACGAACTAAAACCTTCTAACGACACTACACCATTTAAAGAAAGACCACTCCCTACATTTGAAGTTGGAGATAAGGCTATTATAGATGGTAAAGAATCTATTATAGAATCTGTTGAAGGTCAGAAGATAGGCTATAAAAGTATTGACGGAACAGCTCAAGGAGTAACCATTAACAATGAGAGAAACAGAAGAAGTATAATTAAAATAGAGCCTGAAGTTTCTTCTAGAAAACAAAAAACTGAACAAGAAATAACTAGAAAAAAATCTGTAGCAGCAAAGAAAAATGTTTTAGCTGGTAAAGCTGGAAGATTAGATGATAGTGGAAAAGCCAATCCATTAGAATCAAGAATGTTAAACATAACCTTAATCAATGCGTCTGTTCTTAAGAATGCGGTATCAAAAGATTTGTACGATAGATTTGTAGAAATAATACAAGACCTATCAACAAGAAGATTAACCATAAAGGATTTGACTAATGACTTCATTTCAAATGTAAATGAAACATACGATAGCATCATATCTGACTATAATGCGGAGTTACAAAAAATAGATGATATACAAAGTAAAATAGACTCAGACTCTACTTTAACAGATTCAGAGCAGTCGTATATAGACTCTAATAAAAAGCTATTTAAAGCAAAGGTAGATGAAGATGCGTCTGAAGAGAAGAAGGAAAAAAGAAGGGTTAAAGATGAAGAGAATAGAGTTAAAATATCAAATGCAGTCAAGGCTGTTTCTGATTACTTTGAGTCTTCTGACATTAAGCCTTCTAGCATGGAGTTTAGAATACTTAATGCTTTATCTTCTTTAACTCAGGAAGATATAGATAATATGGACTCATCTATGCTGGATAACGCTGTTAATGCTTTAGAGAGCGCTTCTGATGGTGTCATGACATCTTATGCAGAAAACCTATTTGTTTACAAGACAGGGAGAAACGCTTATAATGCAGCAAAAAAATCTGCTGAATCTAAAAAGGGTGGCGTTTACGGAAGTAAGGTATCTGGTTTTATTCCAGAAATGAGACAGAGAATAAAAGCCTTTATAGCTGGAAATGGAAAGGATACAATTAAAGATCGTGTTGAAAGTATTGCTTTATTTGCAATTGACTCAGCTTTAAAAAGATATTCTGGAAATGTTTTGTATGAAAATATAACGTCTTTACTATCTAAAAGAGTTGCCTCTCATGACGAAAAAATGAGGAAGGTGAATACAAACTTAAAGCAAGTGTACGACAACATACTAAAAGACTCAAAGAATGTGCATATATCATTGATGAAGATAAGATACAATCAGCTTCAGAATATGTTTAATCTTAATGAAGAAAAAAACAATACATCTGGAAGATATACAGCTAGACAATTTTTTGACGAAACACTTGTTGGTTCTAATTCTAAATACGGAGAAGACCAGAAGAAACTTATAAAGGAGTTCTTAAAGGCGTTAGATAATAATGAATTTGATGTTGATGATAAAGGAATGATTAAGATGGATAAGATAGAGGGAGCTGCCTACGAAGCAATGAACAGGGAGCTACAGGATAAATCTATAGATGTTTATGAGTCTTCTTTTTTCCAAAATGGAAATGCAGCACCTTTAGTAGAGGGATATGCATCTGTTCAGCCTAACACAGACTCGTCTCAAGACGATGACTTTCAAGCAATTACATCTAATTTTTCAACACCATCAACTAAATCTGGTAATTTGATTTCAAAGAAAGGTAGCTTACATCCTATAAACCTAAATCCATTTAGTGCTACTATATCATCAATCAATAGCACTGACATTCAGTTTGAGTTAAGATCAGAAATAAACGGTATCTTAAAGGGATTAAACACTTACATGAATGAACTTAAACAAGAGCTAAAAAACAAGAACTTATCAGACAAAGAAACAAAGATTATTGAAAGAAAAGCAAAAGAAACAAAGGAGATATATGAAGCTGTTAAAAACGCTTCTGAATTACTGGTTTCTGGAAACACACTTCAATCTTCTGGGTTAGATACTCTTTTGGATAAAGCAAGTAATATAGCTTATAAGATATACCTTGCAAGTGGTATTAGAACAGCTGCCGATTTTGCTGGAAACGTAATGGCTGCTGCGATTCAAGATCCAACAGCATCGATAAAAGGTCTTAAGGTGGCTAATGAGATAAGTAAACTAAAAGGAGATATAGATGACAACATGAGTACGTTCCTTGTTAACATACAGAACCCACAAATTACAAGGGTGATGGAGACAAAAAGACCTTCAAGTGTTAACGAAGAATTTGCAAACAGAGGAGTAAATACCAACTTTACAACAAAGAGTTTACCATCTAAGCTTGAAAGCTTTATAAATAAAGTAAAGATTAAGACTGGTTTTGGTAAGGTTACAGAAACCACTAGAAGTATAAATGAAAAATTAACAAGTATATCTGATAACTTACCATACTACCACTTTAGTATAGGGAAGTTCGTAAATGAGTTTAATAAGATTTCAAACGAAGAGTTAGATGTTGAAGCGGTTATAAATGATCCAAACTACTTAATTAAAAACAGAGACCTAATAACTGAGGCGGCAAACAAAGCCAACTACGATGTTTCTGAGCTAATGGGTAGCAAGAATACATTTGAAAACCCTATAAGAGTTACAAGAGCTAAAGTTGGAAATGTAAAAGGTAGAAATGGATTAGTAAGAGCTATTATAATATCATCAAACTTCTTGAATACATTTAATGATAGATCGATAGATACTGTAAGTAGAAGTATAAATAAAGCCTTATCTGGAGAAGAAACGTGGGAGAATGTTAAGAAGGTGGTATCGCAATCTGTGAGAGCAACATCTTATGCTTTGATGATAAATTCAATGATGGGAGTTATAGCTTCTGCCTTAATGGGTGAAGATGATGAGGAAGAAAAATTAAAGGACAGTCTTGATAACTTAGCTGATAACGATAAGTTTATAAAATCAGCAAACGATTTCTTTGAAAACAAAGAGACGACCTATAAAGAGAAGTTGGCTTTTGTAGATGAAATGTTAAAAGATAAAGACTTTAAGATAATTCATGATATACTTAAGTCATATAATAACAGAATTGCGTTAGGTGGTCATGTATCAGCTTTAGCTAAGAGTATAGAGGATAAATACGATAAAGAAAATTATGAATCATACCTAAAAAGAGTTGACGATAAGTTTGAAAACCAAAGCGATGCTGCGTTAGTTTACATAAACTCTTTAGCATACCTTCACTCAAAGTACGGTATGTCACTTTACTCTGATAAAGAAAGAGAAGACTTGATTGGTAAGATAGAGGATAAGTTAGAAGACATGAACTTCTATATGATGGACTTTACTGGTCCAGCAAACGCCTTATATGCAGTAGATTCTGATAAGGTCTTAGATAGAAGTCAAAGAAGAGGAGGTCCTTTAGATATAACGCTAGCCGAAAGAACTTTAGAGTTGATGAATAGCTATAGAAAAGATGATATTGTAGATCAAATGAAAACACAGGGCGCTAAATGGCTTACACAAGTTGCTGTAGGTAGAGCTAATACATTCATAAAAGGTGGTGTTGGTGTTGGTGTAGAATATTTTAATAAAGAGCGTGTAGATAATAAGTTTGGTAAAGGATACTACGACACTTATGTTGATAACTTAGGGACTCCTAGTAAGGTTCTTTCTGATAAAAGTTTATTTGGATATGTTCAACAAACAATAAACACTTCTTTGTCTCCTACCGTTGCTACTGTTACAGAGCTATTAATGAAGTCTGTAAAAAATAAAGAATGGCAAGCAACTGCTCAAATATTGAGTATTCCTGGACTTCCAGACTTATCTAGAGTTCAATCTAAAATGAGGAAAGATAGGGTTAAGGAGGCTACTGGTAGACAGTTTCAAGAAAACATGATACTCGATTTCTCTAAAAAGAAATTCTATAAAACTAAGGAAGAAAAAGAGGCAGATGAAAAAGCTAAAATGACTTACAACTCTAGATTGTATCAAGAGAAAATTGATGGAAAAACAAGGGCGGTAAGAAAACCGAAAAGTGAATTAAAGTTTGGAGGTAAGTAAAAATAAAAAGAGGGAGTCGTAATTGATTCCCTCTTTTTTTATTCCTATTTTAAACTAAAGTAGTAAACCTTCCATTTACTATATGTACATTACTAGCTTTACCGTTTGGATATATAATTGCGTTTGAGTTCATCCATGAACTTGCTCCAGAGTTATAAGAAACCCTAAGATGTGTTAGCGTTCCAACCACAATAGCTCCATCTTCTCTAGCAGGAGAATGCGAGTGACCTGTTATTGTTTTAGTATTCATATTCTTAAACTGAACAATACCACCTCTACTTCCATTAGCTCCAACATGTCCATGTATAGCTAATTCAAAATCTCCAACAATATAACTGTCGTTTATATTTAAGCAATGTGCATTTTCAACACCAACATCTTTTAGAAACAAATCTAAAGCTCCGTTATTTACAGGATTTAAAGCCATTAAATTAGCAAGAGTTAAGTACACCTCCCTATTCCCTTCTTTTCTCCAGTCAGACTCTTTAAGCCATCTGTCAAGCCATTCGTCGTGATTACTTCGTACTAACGTAAAGTTATAGTCTTGGTATTCTTCAAAAAATGAAACCAATTCAGATAACTCCTTCTTTAAACAATTACTTCCATCCTTCTCCCTCTGCATTAATATGAATGGATTTCTTTTCTCGTGATGTGAAATGCTGTGACCATTATATGCGTCATGAAGTATAACCTCCTTACAATCAACAAGTTCACACATTTTAAATGAAGCGCCTAAAGCCTCATCACTTGTTTCTCCTAGGTGCAAATCACCAAAAACTACAGCCTCAGCACCACTATGAATGCAAACCTCACCATTATCAACTAAGAAACATAAGTCATAGAAAGAACCGTCTTCAGAACACTGAACCTGTCTTGTGTGAAAAATATCTCCATCAAGCTCAACAATTACAAAGCCTAGTGTATGGTGGAATTCACCTTTCTTACCAGCCTTGGTGTCTGTATAGTTCTCAAGGGATACAGATCCAGTACTCATAACTAACTTACTTGGGTATCCATCTAAAACAGGAAGAGACTTCATGTGAACCCTTGGATGACCAACGATACAACTTTCAATACCAGTCAATGAATTTAAACCTGATAATGGAGTAGAGGCTGTTGGTTGTATCTTTAAATCAGAGGCAACACACAAATACTTATGTATGTTATGCCTGTTTGAGTCAGCATACTTAACAACTCTCTTGTCCCAGTTATATGAAACAGATTTCTCTTCGCTCTTCATTTTATTACTCACATCAAGTGATGTTGGGTTTTTATATCTGCCAAGTATAATGTGAATTGATGCATCTATCTTATTAGCATAACTCTCAATATTGTCCATGAATTGTTCATGAATTTTAGTATCACTCTGACACCAAGAGATTATAAATCTTTTCTTAGACTTATCAAACTCTTTGCTTTTAGAAGCCTCAAACACCTCATCAATCAACTCTTCTTCTGTTACATCTTCTTTTTTTGAGTTAACTAATGCTGAACACCTTCTTCTTATTGAATCATTATATCCCACATTGAAATAATCGCAAGTCATTTTAGTAGCCTCAGTTATTGAGTAATTATTGGACACTAATAATAGTACCACATCATCAAATTCTTCTGAATACGTCATAATAAATATTTATCTAGTTTGGTTTTAGTAGACTCACATAGCTCTATAATCTTATTAAGATATAGTAATGAAAATCTTGACTCTTTGTCTGCCAGGTTTTCGTACAGATTATCTGAATACATTCCTAACTCTTTCATTAATTTGTTAATTTGAACGATTCTCTCACTAGAAAGTTCGTTTAATTTTTCTCTTCTATTACTCATTTTATTTTATTTAATATTGTTTTGATTGTCTCTAGGCACTCTGATTTTGTTTGAGGAACGAACACGTCAACACTTATATTTGAATCGCTTAAATACTTCTTAAATAGCTTCATTCTTAAGTTGTATGACTCTGTAGGTAGACCTTTTGTCTCTATAATAGCGTAATACCCATTACGTTCTACTATAAAGTCTGGTTTATAAGTTATTGGTTGTATTTTTTTATGACCTCTCTGAATAAAATCTCCTTTACCAGAAGATAATCTTGCAAAGTAATCGTTTTCAAATACAAATGAATCCTGAAGCACAAAAGACTTACCCTCATATTTAAAGGTAAGTCCATTTTCTTTTAGTAACTTATACATTGTTCCTTCTAGATGGGACTTGAATTGAATCCCATCTATAGAAATCTTTTTTGAGTTGATTAATTTTCTGCCTTTTCTCATAGTTTGTTGTGTATGAGTGTAAAGATATCAATATAAAATGTAATAATAAAGTGTTTATTCAATTATTTCTTGAAAATTCTGTCTAATAACTGTATCAATCTTGTTATTCATCTCCTGGAAGTAAGTTCCTTTTCTAATTAACTTAGAGTCGTATATACTCTCTAGGAATGGTTCAATTAAAATAGATAGTTCTAACGCCTTCTCTTTTATATTCATCGTGATCTTACTATTAGCTTTAATTTCATCCAGCGTATTGATGATTGAATCTAATTCAAAAGCCAATTTATGAGCCATCATCTTATCTTTTTTTGTTTTTAACATGTCTTATATTTTACAAATTCATCCAAGCTTTTTTTACTTACCCTAAATGTCATAACATCTCCAATAAAGTCTCTTGATTCGCAAAACATTCTAAGTACATCATTATAACTTAGGGTTGGTTTATTGTAGAATATAAAGTCATCAGCCTCTTCTCTAGTTTTAAATACAAATCTTTTTTCAGCACCTAAGTATATTTCTTCTTTAAGTCTTTTTAATAAAATTGGAGTCCAAATTTCTTTTGTTATATTGTTTTCTTCTGTAAACACAACAAGTTCGGTTACAACTACATCAACTTCTTGCCAGTACTCAGGTTGATTTTCAACTTCATCTTTTAAAATACATAAGTTTTTTTCTCCTTCAAAATAATAACAGAATGAAGATTTATTATTTCTCTCTTCACATATAGTTCCAAGACTAGGACTCCCTGGGTATTTTTTAATTAGTTTGTATTTTTTCATATCTTATAATTCTTTACTGATTATTTTTTCAATCATTTCCGTTGGAGAGTAAAAGTTCTTGCTCTTTAATATCTTTCCTATAGGCTTCTTCTCATCGTAATAGAAACTACCAAATTCATTGTATATTGGATTTCCTTGGTCGTCAAGCTTAGACATGTTACTACCTACAACAGAATCAAAAACCTCTTCAATTACATTATGGAGTCCATGCGATATAGCAGTTCCGAGTATTAAGAATAACTGATCAGCAATAGCGTCTGCAATTTCTACCATATTATCCTCTCTACAAGCCTCCAAGTATTCATCTAGCTCTTCTTGCTGTAGGCTATATCTTAGTGCGTACTCTCTGTCGGATAGAAGAGTTGGTCTATCATTTACGATTCCATTAAAACTTTCCTGGAATAACTTAACTTGATTTATTTGCTTCTTCATATTTTATTTTTAATATATTTTTATATACTGAGTTAACTAATTCTTTATTCGCTCCTTTTCTATAATAGTAGTCCATGACTCTTTTTATTCTCTGCATCGGTGATTGTGTACTTTTCATCTCTTTAATTGGTTTAAAATCATACTTAAATTACATGCTACCGCTGATAGGTGGTCTTCGTAACTTTCTGCGTCTCCATCAATTGGTTGAATCATTTTTCTCAAGTGTCTGAATGCCGCCCACTCTAGCTCCTTAATATCTATTTGTTTAAGCATGTTCCCTTTTGGATATTTATCTTTGTTCTTCATAAGCCTTTCAGCCATCATATCTAATAACTCAAAGTTTATTTCTGAGTAGTCTAGCTTTCCATTATTCTCCTTAATTCCTTTTACAATTTCAGCATCTTTAACCTCGATAGTGGAAGCTATCATAGAATTATAAATTTCTTCGTCTAAATACATAATTTACTTTTTACTGTTACACATCCGTCTTTTAAAAATTGATTTATTGCTGAGTGAACTGAGCTTTCTTTAATACCAAGAGTGTTTGCAATTTCTGGTATTGAATTATTCCTCATTGATATAAAATACTCAACAATTAATATGTTTCTTTTGTCGTACTTATCTCTTACACTTCTATTTTTTATACTATTGTTGCTATAGTCTTTAACCATCAAGAATTGATCTTCATCTAAAAGTATTGGAGTTCCGTTTTTATTTCCAAAACCTAGTTTTCTACATCTGTATGACACTTGATTTCTGCTAATTTTTAGCTGTCTACTAATCTCTAGCGTTCCAATTAAGTTATTATCCATTATAAAAAACCTTTCTATCTTGATGATTAACACTGTACATCATAGCTATATCAATGGAAGTTTTTCTTGCTTTGTCTAACTCCGCTTTCTTTCTAAACTGCCACCACTTACATGCGTCTCTTTGGTTTTTGTATTTTAAGGCTTCGTTAATATAAAGCTCCTCTAAAGTTATCTCTTTCATATATTAGATTCTTTTAATTCATCTGCCCATTCTATTACATATTGCTCTATAGTCACAGGATGCCATGTTAATGCCACAAGGTGCGATTTAAAAGCATCAAATAATTGCTCTAAGGAAACATCTGAATTCTTAAACTCTGTGATGTATAGCTGGTCTTTTGTTTCTGTTGTTATTTTCATAAGTTTCTTTCGTTTTTATAGATTTCTAATACTTCTTTTGATGTTAATGCTTTTAATTCGTGATTAATCATCCAATTTCCATTGTTTAATCTTGTATTGCCATATTTTCCAAGCCACTCAACAAACCCAATAGCAAATTCATCAGCTGCTTTTTCTGATTCATTTACTATATTTTCAACAGCACAATATTTTTCGTAAATTTTTACAAATTTTTCTTTTAGTGTCATATCTTACTTATTTAAGTTACCTCTATTTTGATGCACTTCTTTTTCCATTTGTTCAAAGTACAAGCCTAAAGCTTCATCTTCCTTCATTATATCTTGTAGTATTTCTTTTCTACAATCCTTACAATATAAATCATCTGTATGACCAGTTGTTATTATAATACTACATTGATTGCACAGGGTAGCGAGATATCCACTATTCCATTTATGAATTGGTTTCATCATTCTCAATGTTAATAGCTATTTGACGTAAAAATAATATACACAAATCTCTTGCTGATATATTGCTATATCCTATTGGTCCTTTTATCCAACCACCAATTTGTTCTACAGCATTCTTATATTCTTCTGAATTAGCATCTGTAAGTTTTACTAAGTAACTAGTTAAATCATCTTCATAATATTGCAATGCAGCGTGTGTAGTCACATCTGTCAATCTCTTTGTGTCTCCAACTTTCCAAACTAAAGAAGTCATACTTCTACTATATGGTTTTGTTTGAACTAGCCAAATACCATCAGATAATGTATCTGTATATCCGATTACTTCTTCATATCTACCATTCTTTTTCTTTCTATAAAGTGTTTCCATAATTATAATTTTTCTATTTCTATTTTTACATCTGAATAAAAATCCCAATAAAATATTCTATTTTTAACATAATCTCCAGTAGCTTTTTCATATTCATCAAAAGCTCTTTCAACCCCTTCTATAATTCTATCGCAAATTATTTTAGCATGCATTTTAGCTAACTTGTTTGGTCCTATTGTGCTATCTCCTTTATGAGCAAACTCATAAGCTTCTTCGTACAATTCTTTTGCTTTTTCTTTTGGTGTCATACTATATCAATTATATTCCCATCACTATTTAATTTACCAAATTTACCATCTGTAACTACTGAACCATTACTAAACCAAGTGTCATACGCACTAAACTTTTGCATACCAGCATTAATAATATCTTTGCAGTTGTGTATATGACCAAAAAGACAATAAGCAGGCTGTATTTCTAAAACTCTATCAAGTAAAGATTTATCTCCGCAAGATTCCATATTATGATTTCTATCGTAAGACTTATCTAATACGCCTCTTGGTGGTCCGTGTGTGATAACTACATCGGTATCTTCTGGTATAGCCATTCTCCAAAACCTCTCTAACTTCACTCTGTCCTTCATAAAAGCCCATTGACCAAATTGTGGAGTATGTGGCGATCCAAAGAAGTTAATTCCTTCTATAGTTACAGATTCATTTTCAAGGTAGATAATACCTGCGTCTTCAAAGTCTTTCTTAGTTACTAACTTCTTCTCTATTGAGGTGTCGTGATTTCCAGCTACATAAATCTTGTATTTAACTGGTATCATCTTAAACCAATCAATAAAATCTCTAACTTCAGGTTCATTATTATAAGGATCTCTTGGATTACTACAGTCTCCTGAATGTATAATCATATCAATATCATATGGCACTTTTAATAAGTCGTGATAAGTGTGCGT